GCCCCCCCCCCGCCCCCCCCCCCCCCCCCCCCCCCCCCCCCCCCCCCCCCCCCCCCCCCGGCCCCCCCCCCCCCCCCCCCCCGCTCCTCGGAGGGGTTCCCGCCTTCATGGCGAAAACGTAGGACATTCGACAGGGCTTCGCAACATAGGTAACGGACTACGGCGCAGCTAATCGAGCTGGATGAGGTACTCGGCCGTCACGCGGCCCTTCTCGCCGTCGACGAAGTGGAGCCGCACGCCGGGCGGTGAGCTCGCGGCGATGAACTCCTTTCCGAACTCCGAATCGGAGACCACGGCAGGGGAGACGAATACCCGGGAGCCGTTCGCGAGCGGAATGGTCATCGGGGTATGGAAGTGCCCGAGGTATGCGTCGGTGAACGGCGCGAGCACGCCCGAGGCCCACGCCTGATGTTTCCTTCCGATGCCTCCGGCCGGGGTGTTCCCACCGAACTGCCGGATCGTATCTCCGTGATGGCAGAGCGCGACGTACCGGCCGATGGGGACCATGCGGTACCACGACTCCGCCGCGTGCCAGGTAAGCCGGTCGCGGCCTTCGAGCCGGTCCTGCGCCACGCGCCCGACGATGCGATCCCAGTTCGTCTCGCCTTCGTAGTCGAGCGACTGCCGCCCCTTGCCGCGCCCGACGCGGCCGTGGTTGCCGGGGACCTCGTAGACGGTCACGGCGTCGAACTCCGCGAGCAGGCCGAGCACCGCCTCCTCGATCATGCGCGCGGCGGCGAATACCTGCTCGAACGTGCTCGCGTCCACCGCCCAGGACTGATGCGGGAAGATCGTCGTGTTCTCGATCAGGTCGCCCATAAGCACGAGCACGCACTCGCGGACGGGGTGGTCGGAGCGCTGGATCGCGGCGAGCTTCGCGGTCTTTTGCACCGCCTGCCGCACGCGCTGGGCGGCGACCTCGGTGGAGTAGGTCTCCGTCACGGCCCCGACGTGGACGTCGGAGAGGATGAGGAACGCCGTCTCCGGGGTGCCCTTGCGCTTGTCCGGCTTCGGGCGCGGTGGTGCCGACGGCCTGCCGGCGATGATTGAGCCCTCGCGGGCCCCGGCGTAGAAGGCTTCCACGAGGTCGGCCGACTTCGCCCGGGCTGCGGCGAGCTTGCGCTGTAGGTCCTGGGCGGTGCGCTCGAGCTCCGCGATCCGGGCCTCGCAGTCGATCTCGTCTCCGAGGTCGCTCACGGGTTCCGCTTGCACACGCACTTTCCGGAGCGGTGCGCGCCGACGCGCTTCTCGTGCTGATCGAACCCGCGCCGGTTGAGCACGCGCACGATCGCCGTATGCGGGACGCCCTTATCGACGAGCGCGGCCTCCAGGTCGGCGCGGTCCTTCTCGTCTAGTTGCTCCAGCACGTCGGCAACGGAGCAGGTTTTCGGCTCCCCGCGCGACTCGTCCCGGATGTCGTCGAGCAGGCCCATGAGCGCTAGTCCACGAGCTCGACGTCGCCGGGCTCGGTGGGCAGGTCGTCGAGAATCTCGTCGTCTGCGATCACCACCTGCTCGGAATACTTCGCGAGCACGGTTGCCTGGACGGTACGGAGCACGCCGAGCACGGCCGCGAGGATCGCGGCGAGGCCTGCGAGGTACTGCGCGCCGGGACCGCCGGCGTCGGTGTAGGCCTGCACGCCTGCGGCGACGGCCGAGAACGCGGCCCCGATCGTGAGAATCCACGACGAGGGACCGAAAGACACGCGCGGCTGCATATGGTTCGCCTCCTGCTTTCTAGGTTGTCTGCCCGAGCGCGTCCACGGCCACGGGGCCACGGACGGCAGGGCGGGAGAACGAGCGCACGCGCTCGCCTCGTGCGGTGAGGGCCCGCGCAGCGCGAGCCCGGGAGTCGGGGTCGGCCCAGGGCCCGAGGATGCGGGGAGGCCCGACCTCGAACCCGTAGCCCTTGCGGAGCCGCACGCGGCGCACGCGGTCGCGCTCGCGCTTCGGCAGCTTTGCGATCACGCGCTCGCGGGCGGCCTTCGAGCGCCACGGGCCCATAAGGCGACGCGGGGGAGCGTCCAGGCGCTCGATGTAGTAGCGGCGCGGGGTGGGCGCGTCCTTCTCCTGCCGGATGACGGCGGGAGCGATGATGATCGAGCCGCCGTCGCCGGGCCTGCGGATACGCGATGCCACGCGATCCCCGCTGTTGCCTTCGACGGTGCGAACGAGTCCGCCCGGGAGAATCTCCACGATCAGGCCAATATGGACCCCGGGCCAGCAGAGCATCGCGCCGACTTTCGGCCGCGAGATGACTGCGCCCTTCGCCCGGGCGCGGGCGGCCGTGGTGCCGGTGCTCGCCGAGGTTAGGCCGTCGTCCGGCGTGTTCGTGGAGCGGTACACCCAGCGGCAGAAAGCGCCGCACCACGGCCACCCGGTGCCCCCGAGCTCGTCCGAGCAGGAGGCCTGATACTGCCGCACCCTGGGGCCCGAGTTGCTCCCGATGGGGACCTCGAAAACCGGGCGCGCATACTCCGCTAGCGCGGCTCTCGCCACGCGCTCTCCGTACGTCATATGTGTTCGCCTCTCTAGAGGATGTGGCCGACGAGGCCCGCGATCACGGCGAGCATGGTCCCGATCACGACGGCCGCGCTCTTCTCGCGCCACCACTCCCGCGACCGCTTCGAGTCAGTCGTCCGCGAGTCCGCGATCCGGGCCTGAGTCTCGATCTCATTCAGCCGGTGCTCGGTGCGGGTGACGCGGCCGTTCTGAATCCGAACGCGCTCGTCCAGGCCTTCGAGCCGGTCGCCCACGCGGGCGAGCTCGCCGCTCATGTGCGCGGAGTGCGTGGCGAGGTCGCGGTCGATCTTGCCCAGGCGGTCGAAGATCGCCGAGAGGCGTTCCGCGTCAGTCACGGCCGCGAGCGGTTTCGGGGGTCGTCCACGGCATTAGGACACCTGCCCAAGCCATGTCACACTTATGTACGAGTTGGCGTCGCTGTTTGCGACGGCGTTCCCCTTGATAACGTACGCGCTGCCGCCGTTATAGACGGCCCTCGCCGTTAGAACAGTTCCAGCGGGAAACGAAAACACCCCCGTTTGAGGAACCACTCCACCAGTCGCGCTAACGTCAATAGACTGCTTAGACTGAATAGGGGTGCCGTTTGCGGCTATCACGGCGTTATGGGTAGTGACACCTGCTGAAGCCGTCCAATAGATGTTTAGCACTACGAGAAACACGCCTGGGGTGTTGATGGTGATGTCCGTGCTCGATGCCGTAAACATGCCATCGGTGTCGTAGTCCTCGGCGTTCCATGTAATAGCCGTGTTGCTCGCATACCCGGTAAGGTCTGACGACCGATAGACGCGGCACATAGGCGGCACGCGGTAGTTATTTGAGTTTGTGAATAGCGAAGAGAAGTCACTCGCCAGAATCGCGTTACCCGCCGTCGCGTTCGCCACGGTGAGGGATGTGTAGGTCTTAGGCATAGGTTGCGGCCCTCCTTAGAAGCCGTAGGTCGCGTAGGGCGGAGGCTCGGTAGGGCTGTCCGCGGTGTAGGTAGAGAGGGAGTAGGTCGTCCCGGTGTCGGGCGAGTAGATGCCGACCATCCGAGTACGGGCCGAGAGCACGATCTCGCACTCGTGGCGAAGCCCACCGGCCCGGATGCGGTGCGTCATCTGCTCGACGAACCCGTCGACCTCGGCCCCGGTGATGGACTCGATCGCGAGAACGCGCTGCCCGAGCTCGAGGTCGCGCAGCACGGCGAGGCGCGCGTCGGAGTCATTGTCGAGCCGGATACGGACGAGCGGGGCCTCGGCCTGCCCCGTGTTCGCGAGGTAGGCCGCGAGCGCGTCGGCCGTCGCCTGGGTGGTGACGAACGTGGTCTCGGTGGGCGCGCTGGAAACCTTGCCGAACTTGAGCGTGTCGGAGGTCGTCGCGGTGTCGGTGGCGGTGACGCCGGTTCCGATGACCGCCGAGCGCGTGCGGATCAGGCCCACTACTCGACCTCGAATCCGGGGTCGTACTCGAGCGCGACGTCGGTAAGCGTCACGTCCGGGGACTTCCGCAGGGACCGGGCGGGGTAGTCCTCATGGACGAACACGGCACCCGCGCAGAACACGGCACCACGTGAGGCGGTAAGCAGGTCGTCCACGATGGAGAACCCGCTCTTCTCGGTGCCGTCGTAGACGAACGTGGAGGCCGGAAGGGTCCGTCCGTTGCCCGCGTTTGCGCCCTGGACGTTCGGGTTCAGCGCGCGATCGTCCGGCGCGGTCCACCCGGCCTCGTTGAGTAGCTTCCCGATCGCGCTCGCGGTGGTCTCGCCTGCCGACTGCGTGGTGGTGGGGAGCACCTTCGAGAGCTTCCAGAGAACATCGCGCGCGGTGATCTCGGCCGCGCCGTTCTCCCGGTTGTACCGCCACGAGGTTATGTAGCCGAAGAAGCGGACGCGCGAGTAGATGCCCTGTCGCATCGTGATCCGCAGCGGCCGGAGCGGAACGATGCCCGGGTCCACTTTCGCCGGGGAGATGCCGTCGTAATACGGCGAGAGCGGCGAGGTAGTGCTCGCGGGGTTGTAGAGCTCCCGGCCACCGGCTCCGGTCACGTTCGGATCGTTCGTGACGCGCTGGACCGTGATCTTCGCGATTCCAGGGCGCATCGGTCCGCCGACGTCATCGCGCCCGCGCTGAATCTCCACGTCCGTCGTGTCCGCCGTCACGTCGTCGTAATCGCCCGCGAACGTGGCCGTCGCGCTGCTCGCGTAGGCCTGCGCCGGCGTGTAGGTCGTGGACGATCCCGAGTAGGTGGTCGCCGTGCCCCCCGGACCCATGTAGACGGCCGACGAGCCGGTGAGGTTCGAGAAGTCGATCTCGACGACGTACTCGTGCTGCGCGTCCCACGGCGCGGAGTCCTCCGCGTAGAGCGTGGCGAGCGGGTAGAGCATCGTGGAGGGGTAGATCGCCACGGCGGTTTATGCGGCCTCGTACTGCCCGGCGACGTAGATCACGTCGCCCGAGGCGAACGTGACGGGGATGCTCGAGCTCGTGGCGGTGCCCGAGAGGTAGGTCCCGCTCGCGTTCTGCGCGTAGACGTCCACGCGGGTCGTCGTGGTCATAAACGCGAGCGCGGGGTAGAGGGCGGCGGGGGATGCGTCGGAGATCACGGACTCGAGCCCTCCGCGCATGACGCCTGCGGCCGTAACCGGCAGGGAGATACCGACGAGCCCGGAGACCTGCGCGCCCGTGAGCGTGAGCACGACGTAGAAGCCGACGGTCTTTCCGACCTGGGAATACTTCGCCGCGGTGATCGGGCTCGTGCAGTTGGTTAGCGTCGGGGTGTAGCTCGTCCAGGCGTCGGCCGCGGTGGAGATCGAGGCGAGGAAGGCTTCGATGTTGTTCAGGCTCGCCGCGGTGATCGGCGTCGCGGTGGCGGGGTAGTCCTGCCATGTAGTGCGGGCGTAGGGCATGAGGTCTCCTAGTAACTCCCGGTGAGGGCGATCTGCCGACGCAGCTCGGGGCCGATCTTGCGGGCGAACTCCTCGGCGCTGAACTCGTTGCCGTTGACGTTGACCACCACGGCCCCGGACCCGCCGCGCCTGCCGACCTCATCCATCACGCGGGCCATGTACGAACGCCCGCGGGTGCCGGTGAGCGGGATGATCGCCTCGGGGCCTGCTTCGCCGGCGATGGTCATTCCGCGAGTGATCCCGCCGAGCGCGGCCGTCGGCATCGGGTTATCGGCGGTCCACCTACGCAAAAGCGCGGCCATGCGCTGCCCACCTGCGGGCGTCGGCGTCCCGTCGCGTCGGAACCACCCAGGATTAGAGCGAAAGAGATGATTCGAGTAGTCCGTGTACTTCTTCGTCCAGTCCTTTAGCCGCTTCTCGTACGTCTCGTACGCGGGAGGCTCGGGCGCGGCCTCGGGCGGGGGGCCTTCGACGGGCTGCGCTCCGATTGCTTTGCCCAGGGCGTTCGCGATGATCGCCTGAAGCTGCGATCCGGAGCCGAGCGCGAGCTCGAACGCGGCGATCCACTTCTCGCCGAAAAGCTTTCCGTTGCTCTCGCCCGTCGTGCCGCCCGTGAGCTCGTTCAGCCGCCGCTGAAACTCCTCGGCGCTGATCTTGCCGCGCTCGAACTCCGAGGCGAGGTCGTCGATGCTCTGCGCGTGGGCGTCGGCGCTCTTTTCGACGCGCTCCATCTCCAGCGCGTCCACGAACTCGTCGTACTCCATCTGCGCGCGGAGCCGGTCGTCGTTCGTCTCGGCCTCGGCGATGCGCTTCTGAAGCTCGCGCTTCGTGAGGTCGTCGGCGTCCTTCTTGCGCTGCGCGCGACGGCCGGCGATGAGCTGGGCCTCCGGGTCGCGGCTGATAAAGCCCTGCCGGGCGAGGTCGGAGAGTCCGCGAGCGGCCCCGGCTGCGCCCGAGCGCTGCGAGTAGAACCAGCTCATCGCGTTAGGTCCGGGGCCTGCGGAGGCCATCTCGCGGGCGTTCTCGCCCTTGCCGCCCTTTGCGCGCTTTCGCGCGACGTCGGCGATCCTGCGCGCGAGCGATTCCAGGTCGCCCATGAGGGAGGAAATCTGGCTCGACAGGCCCGAGAAGAACGTCGTCGACGGGCTCACGTCGCCCACGTTCTGAAGGTCCTTATTCATGGCCTTCTTCGCGGCCTCGACCTCGCGCTTCGAGCCTCCGAGCAAGCCGACGAGAACGCCTGCCCACTTAGAAACGCCGTCCGGGGTGCGGGCCTTCCCCACGTTGTCGAGCGCGTTCGCGATGGCCGTCGCGGACGGGGTGCCGATGTTCCGGAATACCCCGGCCATCGTCGTCGCCTGATCCTGGAACTTCTTCAGTTCGCCGGAGGCCATGATCTTCCCGTTCGCCACGGCGGCGAACTGCGCGTACTGCCCGCGGGCCTGACCCGTGGAGAGGCCGAAGCCGGTAAGGGCCTGCGCGCCCGCCATCGCGTTCGAGCGTGCGTTCCCGAGCGACTGCACGAGCCCGGCGACCGTGCCCCGGGCCTCGTTCTGCTTCTGCTGCATGAGGTCGGTCGCGTCGCGGGCGGCGAGCGTGCTGCGGGCCTCCTCGCGCCGGGCGGTTGAGACGTTCTTCACGGCGGCCTCGTACTGCGGGCCGCTTCGGATGCCTGCGGCTTCGAGCGTGCGGAGCTCGCGCTCGGCCTTCACGCGGCCGGCGGTGGCCTCGCGCGTCCGGTCCTGGGCGTCGGCGTTTCCGAGCAGGGTGTCGGCGAGGCCTTCGAGAGAGTCTTTCGCAGCCTTCGTGCCGTCCGCGGCTTCGCGCATCGCGTCGGCGTATCGCTGCGCGGGGTCCTTTGAGCGGCTAAACGAGGAGATCAGGTCGCCACCGATGACCGTCGCGAGCGCGGCCGTGGCGGTGACGGCGATTCCGACAGGCCCTCCGAGGGCTCCCGAGAGAGCGCGCCCGAGCCCGGGGACGATTCCCTTCGCGGCGTTTGCGGCGACGCCCATCCGGGTCACTCCACCGGCCGCGGCGGTGAGCCCAGGCGCGAGGCCGACGGCCTGCGCGGAGACGCCCCGGAATCCGAACGCGAGCGCGGAGGTCGCGGTCGTGAGGGCCCGCATCCCGGAGGCCGCCGTCTGCGTGATCGCGAGAGCGCGAAAGGCCGTCACCATTCCGGCTATGTAGGCCGTGGCGCGGAGGGCGATGAAGGCCGCCACCGCTGCCGTGAGCACGGTCATCGCCGCCTTCGAGCGCAGGAGGGCGGCGGCGAGCGTGGCGATCGGAGCGAGGATGGCGACCACGATCGGGAGCACGGTCCGCAGCGCGTTCGCGAGGGCCTCCACGCCCTGCACGACGATATCCCGCAGCGTGGCCGCGAACTCGCGGAAGGCCGGATTCGAGATGAGGTCGTTCGCGAGCTTTGCGATCACAATTCCGACGCGCGCGATCACGGGCGCGATGCCCTGGATCGCCGTCACGAGCACCGGCACGATCTCCGAGAGCGCTGGGGCGAGAGCCGCGAGCGTGTTCTCGGAAAGGTCCTCGAAAGCGCGCTTCGCCCGCTCCACCTGCCCGGGGAGCGTGTTCCCGAAGGCCTGCGCCGAGCCCTTCACGCGCTGCTGCACGAGGCCGAGCACCATCGCTTGCGCGCCTGCGGCGTTGCCGGACTCGACCATCGCCTTCACCTGCTCGCGCTGCTGATCGGTGAGGATGATCCCGGCACGCCGGAGAGCCCCTGCGGCCTTCTCGGGCGAGGCGAGCGCCCGGCCGAGCGCCTGAGCGGAGCTTGTGAGGTCCTTACCCGTTGCCATCGAGAGATCGAGGGCGGTCGTGGTGAGCTCGCGGAGCTGCCCCTCGGCGGCCTTGCCGGTCTTAGTGATGAGGCCGAACCGGAGGATCACGTTCGAGGCGCTCTGGACCTCATCATCGGCCGCGCCGCTCGATGCCTGGAGCGCGGAGGCGAGGTTCTCGACCTGCTGCGTGGTGATCCCGGCCGACTTCGCCACGTTCCGGAGCACCACGGCCGTTTGCGCGGAGACTTTCGCCTGCTCCTGCATCTCACGCGCACCGACGACGGCGATCGCGGTCACGCCGGCGGCGGCGACGGCGAAGGCCTTAGAGAGCCCGGCCGCAGCGCGACCGATGCCGCTCATATTGCGATCGAACCTCTTTGCCGAGCCGGAGGCCCTGCCGAACGCGCGCTCGAGGTCGCGCGAATCGCCCAGGATCTTTACTTCGAGCTTGCGCTCCGCCATTACCTAGCCTTCCTCGCGGCCTTGCGCGCTTCGCGGGCCTCGTCGCGGAAGAAGTCGGAGATCACGTTCCATTCCCGGAGCGTGATGAGGTCCATCTCCCACGGGCGAATACCGAAGCGCTCGGCGAGTACCGGATGCCATAGGTCGCGCGGCCTTAGCCTTCCGTCTGCTCGCTCGCGGGCGCGTCGGCCTCTGCGCCCGCGTCCGCGGGAGGGCTCGCCGGGTCCTCCTGGAGCAAGTCGACGATCTTCACTTCGCCGGCGTTGTCGAGCGTGTAGTTCGGGTCCTCGCGGTGCTTCACGAGGTAGACGAGGAACTTCATCGCCCGCGCCGAGTTGAGGTCCACCTGAGAGAGCGGGAGGGTCATGTGATCCTCCAGCGCTTCGAGCTCCCCGAGCGTGAGGTCGTCCAGGGAGTACCGCTTCTGGTCGATCACAAGCTCGCCGAGTGTTGCCGCCATCTTCCGCCTCCTGCGTTAGAGCCCCGAGCGCCCCCCGAGGCCACCGCCGACGAGCCGGTCGAGCATCTGATCCAGCCGCCGGACGACCTCGGACTGCTTGCGCTCGAGAGCGAGGTACATCCAGGGAATCCCGGTGCGCGACGGCCGCGTGCCATACGTGCCGAAGTGGTAGATGACCGGGTAGTAGTACCGACGGAAGTAGCTCCGCCGAGCCTCGACGATCGCCGTCGAGCGGCCCTTGACACGCGGCCGGATCGAGCGCTCGGTGCGCCCCTCCTGCTCGATGGGGAGCTGCCGGTACTGAAACTTTGCTTCGTCGGAAACGATCCGGGCCGTGGCCTGTAGCTCGCGCTGAACGTCGCGCCCGAGCTCGCGGTCCATCCGGTTTAGGTCCCGGATCAGGGCGCTAAGGCCCTCGACCCGGATCGCCCCCATCGCCACTAGGTGAGGTTCTCGGAGCTCTGGTAGGTGACCGTCAGAGGCTCGACGTTGTTCGCCGCGTCCTCGAGCGCCTGGAACTCGACCGTCTGCATCACCATATCGGGGCCCTCGACGGTCGGCGTGGCCGACGTGATGAGAGCCTTCGGAATGGAGAAGCTGATCGACGGGTAGTAGGTGCCGCTGATCGCCGTCGGCGAGGTCCACGTCGCCACGAGAGCGACGACCGTTCCCGCGCGGTACTTGTCCATGAGGGAGTCGGTCGCCCACGTGCCGGGGCCTGCGCCGAACTCCATCTCGAACGATCCGGTGATCTCGCGCATCGCGTTCTGAACCGGCTGCGAGCGGAGGGTGCTGCTCGCAATCTGATAGCGCTCCAGGTCGAGACCATGCGAGCACGAGAGCGAGATGCTCCGGACCTCGGCAGCGGTGCCGCCGACCGTGGCCGCGCCACCTGCGAACGAGAACATCTCGGTCCCGGTCGCGTACGAGACGCTCGTGATATCCGAGGCCGACGGAACCCAGTCGCGGCCGGCGATCGACAAGGAAGTGGTGAGAAGGCCGTCGATCTCGTTTGACACTTCCCACTCGCTCACCACGGCTCCCGGCACATTCCCGGTCCTGACCACGCCCCCTCGATCCGCGATCCCGAGCTGCCACGTGAGCGAGCTCGAGGTCATCAGCGTCCCGGGGCGGAACGAGTACGAGTAGACGCCCGTGGTCACGGTGGTCTTGGTCGTCGCGTAGGCGCGCTCGTCTCCGACCATGTGCCGGAGGAGGAGGCCCATCCCGTTTGCGAGGGCGTCGAACTCGATATCGCCCGAGGCCCCCTTCCTGTTCACGACGTACCGGGTGGTCTGCGGGACCGCGCGCCCGGCGCGAATACCCTCGGAGATCATGTGCTCGACGTCGAGCGAGAGGGACTGCGAGGTAACGGGGAGCCAGTTCGTCGGCGTGGCGCTAACGCCGAAGCCGCTTGACTCCACTCCGAACCCGACAGACGAGCCGAGTCCGGAGGCGATGCTGTTGACCGTCATCGGGTCTCCTTAGTGTCGGGCGCGTCGGCGTCGGCCTTTGCCTTCTTCGGCTTCTCGGCCTCCTCGACGCTCCACGTGGTCGGGTTTCCCTCCGCGAGCTTGCGCCCGACTGAGGCGGGAACGTCCACGGGGACGTCCCGGGGGAAGGTGTAGGTCGAACCGTCCACGGCGACCGACACTCCCGAGTGCTCGCCCTGGTAAGCGATCTTCACGGCTCGGCTCCTTCCTTCCTAGATGTATGCCGTCGCGGATACGACGGCGGTGATCCGCGCTTCGCGCGCGGTGTCGTTCACGAGCTCCTCGACGCGGTAGCGCGAGAGCTGCGCGACTTCGACGGCTCCGCCGACCTGGGGGTCGGTGCGAATGGCCGTCTCGACGTGGCCGAGCAGGGTCAGCGCCCGCTCGGTCGTCGCCTGCTGCGCGGTCGTCTCTCCGACGACCGATACGAGGAGGGTGAGGTCGATCTCCTCGAGCTTTGCGGGCTGCGGCGACTGGATCGCCGCGCCGATGCCCCGGTAGGCCTGCGTGATCTCGGCATCGCCGAGCACCACGATCTCGCGCCGGGGGTCCTTCGGCCACCCGTAGGACACGAGCACGCCGGAGAGGCCCGCCTGTGCGTCTAGCAGCGTCTTTAGCCCGGCCTTCAGCGCCGGGAGGGCGGAGGTCGCCACTAGACCGGGATGCGCCTGTAGGGGTTCAGGAGCGCGAGCGCGGCTCCGGGGATGCGGCGGCCCATCGGCTGATCGGGGAGCATCATCCGGGGATCGTCGAGCCCGGCCTCGAGCGCGGGCACGTCACGGCGAAGCCAACCGGCAACGGTGAGGATGCAGGCGTAGGCGACGTCGGTGGGCACGCTGGAGAAGCCCCACGCGCCGGCGATGCGGAGCTCGGCCGTGCCGAAGTTGGCGAAGCGGTCGCCGATCTTCACTTGGGCGGCGCTTCGGATCAGGAGTCCGGTGTAGGTACTCCCCGCGGCGTTCTCGGGCCAGAGCAGGTAGTCGGCCGTCGTGAGCGCGACCTGATCGGCGGTCCCGTAGTGGAGATGGGCCGTCGTAACCGTGCGGAGGTCGAACGGCGAGAAGTCGACGATGTAGGGACCGAGCGGGCCGCGCGTGCGCGTGGGGTCCACCGGGAACGTGCGCGTCGCCGAGGCGGTCGCGGTGAACTCCCGGGCGGTGTACCGCGCGATGGCGGCGCTCGCGTTGGTAATCGCGGCGTCGATCGCGGCGTTCCGCGACGAGTCGGTGGACTCAAGAAACGTCTGCACGTCTGCGCGCGTGGTCAGGTCGCCGGCGGCCACGGTTTAGCCCCTCGTCTCCTTCGGGGTGCGGACGCGCTTCTCGGCCTTCGGCGCGGAGCGCTTCTCGGCATCGTCGGCGTAGCCCGCGCGAATCAGGTCCGCGCCCAGGGCGTCCGGGACCGTTGCCTCGTCGCCCGGCTGATATGCGAACGTCTGCCCGTCGAACTGACCGGCGCAGCTTTGCGTAATGCGAATCTTCATCGGTTCCTTTCGGCCGAAACGACGCGGGGCGGACCCGAAGGACCGCCCCGCGCGTGAACCCGTGAGGGTTTCGGCTACTACGAGGCCGCCATCGCGAGGTGCTTAATGGCGGTGGTGTCGGCGAGCTTCGAGTCGATCCGACGGTGGGCGATGAAGCCCACGAGACCGAGCTCGGCGTAACGCTCGTCGAGGCGCTGAACGACCGTGCCGCCTGCGCGGCGGACGTACATCGCGCTCATGTCGCCGAAGTAGACCACCTTCGCCGAGGCCGCGATCGCGGCGACGTTCGGGTGGGCGTAGATCGGCTTCCCGAGCAGGGTGTCCGGCTGACCGGCGATCAGGCCCGGCTGCCAGAGGTAGGTGTTATCGCCCGACACGCCGGTCTTCAGCTTGCGGATCGCGGCGATGGTGCTGTCGGCCGTGAGCCACACGCAATTCGGACGGCTGCGGTACGGCGGGGTGATCGAGTGAAACAGGTCCACCAGCTCGTCGGCGGTAACGGCCGAAGCGCTGGCAGCGGTCTTACCGGCGCTGGAGGCCGAGAGGCCCTGCGGCTGCGAGGAGCCGGAGCCGACGGCGAAGTACGCCTCCTCCTTCGCGGTGAGCGCCTCGCCGAGCGAACGGGCGAGGAAGCCCTCGAGGTCGACGCCCGTGTCCTGGAGAAGCTCCTGAGACACCTGGACGAGCCTCGTCACCTTGTACGCGCCGAGCGACACCTGACCGAAAACGTCGTCGCTCTCGACGTAGGCCGAACCCTCGTTCGTGAGGTCGGCCGTTCCGTAGGTCGAGCCCACGGTCGGGACGATGAGGGTCCCGCCGCCGCTCGTGTTGATCGTGGTCGCGAAGGACGAGATCGCGCCCTGAAAACGGGCGTACTCGTACATCTGCGACTCGAAACCCTCGGGCACGGTGTAGCCGCCGTAGGGCGAGCCGCCGGTCGAGGTCGTGAGGTCGCGGTACTCGCTGGAGTCCTGCCCACGCATGGCGGCCCAGAACTGCGAGCGGTACTCCGCGCCGCCGGGGGTCAGGTCGCGGACCTGCTCCGGCATCGGTGCGGCGGCGTGCTCCACGGTGGTCGCCTCGCGGACGATCGCACCATCGAACGGAAGGGAGTTGACGCGCTCGCGGCGCTCGATCTCCTCGGTGATCTTGTCCACATCGGTCGCGATGCGGTCGAACTTCTGCTCCTCCTCAGAGGTAAGGCTGCGCTCCTCGGCGTCGGCCAGGTCGAGAAGCTCGCGCATCTCGCCCTTCAGAGCGTGGCCCTTCTCCTGGAGGCGCGTAATGGCGGAGGTCTCCGACATATCTAGCGGTCCTTTCGGATGGGGTTACGGGCCGACGTGCGCTCGATCAGCTCGAGGCGACGCCGGCGGGTGCTCGCCGAAGCTGCGGCCGAGGGGCCGCCCGTGGCGGGTGCGGAGGCGGTGGCCTCCTCGTGAGGCACGTCGGCCTCGCGACTTGTGATCCCGGACTGAGGCTCCGGGTATGCGGGGGATGCCAGGACCACCGAGACGTCGGTGAGCCGCCCGATGCGCTGGATATCCCGGCGCGTGCGGCCTTCCTTGTCCTGCCACCACCGATCGGCCTCAACGGTGAACCCGAAGGACATACCGGCGACGTCGCCGCGGTCCATGAGCACGCGCAGGTCCTCGGCGTACGAGGTCGGCGCGACCCGCGCGCGAAAGCGCAGGCCCTTCGGGTCCTCCCAGAGCTCGAGCGACGGCGGGGTCCCGGCCGTGCTCGCGAGCATGAGGTTCGGATCGTGATTGACGAGGGCGGCGATCACGCCCTCGGGGTTCTGGAGCGCACGGCGGAACGCGCCGCGCTTTACCTGCTCGACGAAGTATCCGCCGCGCCCATCGGGGAGCGGGTAGGAGTTCGAGTCGAACACGGCGGCGTGCCCCTCGATCGTGTAGCCGCCGTCGTCCTCGGGCATCGCCCGGACCTCGGTTACGGTCGCGTCCAGGGAGCGGGCCTCGCCCGCGAGCTTTGCGCGCAGTTCGGCGAACTCCGAGGCCATGCGCTCGACGTTCCCCTCGCGGCTCACGGTGGTCACGCTTGCCCATCCTTCGCCCGGGATGCGTCCGGTCTGCTCCTCGAGCTGCCGGTGAAGCTCGCGCACGCGCTCGGCAGGCACCGGGGCCTCGCGGCCCTCCTGCCCGGCGAGGAGCTTCTCG